CCGTTTCAGGACCGGAGCGCCGGCCAACACGAAGATAGCTGACGTTGAGCACGGTAAGCAGTCGGTTACCTGCTGTACCCTTCACGCCACCAGCGCCGGTCGGGTTGGGCGATGCGGTACCGAACACGCGGTTGCCGAGCGACCATGAAATCGGCAGCCCGAACAGTGTATCCGGTGTGCGCCCTTCGGGACCGGCGTGGCCTTGGATGAAGATGGGCCGGTTCGTCGTGTCGAGAATCCCGCGCAGCTTGTCACGAAATCCTGGGTGAGCGATGACTGCCATGTTGGGCAGGTCGAAGTAGTCGGTCTCTTCAACTTTCGCCACGGTCTGCGACAGTTGCGTGTACGTGACCACGCCGGCCGCGCTAGACGATACATGGTTCGCGTTGGCCGCGTACCCGGTTTCCGCGTCCGCGTTGGTGATGGCATTGTAAACGGACGTGAACGGAATGGTGGTGCCGTTCGCCGCTGCTGATGTGGCCAGCGTAGCGTTGTCGAGCATCTTCGCGTAGCTGGTTGCCCAGTCGCGCTGCTTGGCCGCTACGAGGTTTGCTAGGGTGTCGTTCACGTCCTCTTCGGCGATGCGGATTGCCTTGCCGAACTTGCGCGCGATGAGTGTCACGTCGGTGTTGGCCGACACATCTTCGCCGTACGTTCCGCCCTTGGCGATGACTTCCACGTCAACGCCTGCAGATCGCGGTACCTGCTTGGTGTCACTGCCCATGGGGACTGCGGTTGGTCCGCCGAGAAATTCGACGGCTGATACTTGGTTGACGCGCTGAATAACATCGGAGTCCATCTCCTCCGGAATCCAGTCATCATAAATGTTTCTTGCCATGATGGGATTTTCCCTTCGTGTTGGATTGTTGGTCTATCCCATCACGGGACGGCTGGACGGTTTAGCGGCGCCCACCGCGCAAAGCGAGTTCTTGAATCTTTTCAGCCGATGATAGTTTACGTGGCGGTCGATTGCCACCACGGTCACCACCGTCGATGCCGCGCATACCACGCCGTTGTTTGCGGTCTACGCCGCGATCCTCGAATAGATCGGGGTAATCCTCGCGGATTTCATCGATCTGGTCTTGCAACCCATCGGTAACATCGCCATCGTCGTCAACTTCAACATCGGTCACGTTGACTAGTCGAGCTAGCTTGGTTGCATCACCGATGAGGCCGGCTTCAAGTAGCGCGGCACGGGCAGCTTGCCTCACGACACGCTGCTTCCATTTGGTCTCTTCAGCCTCGCTGACTTCATCACGAATTCGCTCACGGTCGATTTTCTTTTTACCCTTGTCATCGTCGACATCGTCGTCATCCTTGTTGGCAAGGTACTGCTTCAACCGTAAACGATGTTTCTTTGCTTCGTTGTTCGCTTTCGCAAGCGCACGCTTTACGCGTTCATGTTCCTCACGCGACGGCCCTTGATCCTGATCGTCATCGTCGTCATCAGGCATATTCAGGTCATCATCGTCATTCGTCGCCATCGTCGGCACCTTCCGTTAGCCATTCACTGACTTGCGATTCCGTGTACCCAGCTTCCAACAACAGTTGGCGAACAGGTACTCCCATTTCCCTCTTAATTTCCATCGTACGCCAGCCGTCCAGGTCGTCTAGAATGGCTGGCGCGGTCCAACGTACATCAACCTTTGGTATGTCAATGCCACGCGTTAGGAGTGCGAACTTGAACATTTCACTCGCTGTCGCAGCGTCATACTGTCTGCGGTTGATGATCCGCTTGACCAACGGACCCTCTTTTGCTCGCAATGCTTGTCCTGACGGACTGTCGCCCATCGGATCGAAGTAGTGCAGCGGCGTTTCCGTTACAGATGCCATCAGCCTTGTCATACGGTCCAACGGCTTTAAGAATGCGTCAGGGTCCGCTACCTGGAACTGACCTACACCTTTGATTCCATCCAACCACCAAACCTCTCCCGGCCCGCTTTTCAGCGTTGATTGGCTACCTGGTCGCGTTGATGTCGCATCTTCATCTTCGTCGCCAAATTCGGCAGCATCATCGCTACCGGCAAAAGGTTCCGCAAGTGCATAGCGTTGCGGGAAACCCTGATAGTCAATTGTTGATAGATGTGTGACAACAAGTTTGTTGACGGCATCCTGTGGCCCGTATGCAGCTTCATGTTCCGGTATGCCGTAGGGCGTTCCGTTGCGATAATGGAATACTGGTACGCGTCCATATGGGTTGCCGATGATCGACCCGTCGTCTAGTTCGTCGTCGTCATCTTCGACGTACGGTATCCAGTCAGCCTCTTTGTCGCCTTTCGCGCCTGGTCTGGTGACGTATCGTTCGATGCGGTCCGCATAGTACAGATTGGCCCGCTGATATTCGTTCTCGCCAATGATCCAATGCTTGATAGCATATTTGATGCGCCGTTGGTTTTCGCTGTCGTAGACGACGCGCATGGACAGCGGCGAGTTGTAGAACATGTCCACGCCATCTTCGCCGGGCCATACCACCATGTACGCGTCACCGAACATGGTTTTTTTCTGCAACAGGTTCGGCATTTCCATCAGTAGATTGTTGGCGCTCCAAATCCGCTCAATCTCTGCGGTCGCTGCTTGGTCTTTAGGCACGGTAACCGACGCGATTTCCAGCCTGTTCGCCACAGCATCAACAGGTATTTTCGCCAGTCGCACCCGGTATGAAATGTCGGATGCCATCAACGCCCGCAGCATTCGCGGCGACACGAAATGTTCTAGCATGGTGTTCTTGTAGTACGCTTCAGCCTCTTCGTAACCTTCGCGTGCTTCATCGAGTTCTGTCAAGCCGTCAATCAAGTCAGACATAGCTGGTCATCCTTATGCTTGGCGTCGGCCGCTTAACCTTCGGCTTCAGAAAGTATTCGACACCGGCTGACACAGCGTCAATATCGTCATCCCACATGACCTTGGGGTATGCGAACAACTGATTTTCAAACTCGCGGAACCGTTCTTCATGCACGACGCAGTGACGCTGATAATGGTTCAGCATGGCAATATTGCGTAGTTCTTTGCTGTCACATTCAGGATGCAATAGAATGCGTACCGGCATGTCATGGAATACTGCGCGCCATGTTTCACCGCCCTGGTTGGATTCAATCCGAACTATGCTGATTTCAGGGAATGCGTCGAGCAGTTGTAGCACTAGCCGGCGTAGTTGTTTCGGTCCAAGTTTGACACGTCGGACATATCGAAGTAGACATTTGTGTTGTCCCAAATCATACCCGACAATGGCGATGCCTGTATAATGGCTGCGTATGCCGGTGGTAACGGCTGGGTCGATTTCAAGTATGGTTTTGACCAGCGCCATATCGTCAGTCTTGTACGTGATATCAGCTTGTGTCCAAAAGTCGCCATCGTCGCTAACGGGCTGGTTGGCGAAGTTCTTTTGGTATTCGCGTTCATTTTCGTGCGCTTTCAGATACGCAAGGGACCATTTCTCAGGCCAGCATGAACGTTCACTGCCGTCATCGTTGGCGATGATAGGTGCAAAATAGTGTACTTTGAAGTTCTCTTCCACTATCCATTCTGGCGTATCGTCGGACGGGTGCAGCGCCGATTCTACGAGTTGATGAATGATGGACCCTATTCGGGTGACCGTTCCAACGAGAACAACGCGTGCCGCCTGGTTCTGATAAAAGATTTTCGACCGTAACGCTTCCAACCGTTTGTCGACGGTGTCCAGCGAGTATTTCTCTTCGCCTGGTTCTATGTCGTCTAGGATGATAAGTTCTGGCCGCCGGTTGCCGATCTTCAAACCGAGTGACGCAGCGTTCATACCTTTGCCGACGAATACGAAACCATTTGCCTGTTCAATTTTGTCTTGCCGCTGGGAGGTTAGACGGTTGTTGTCGGGTCCGCGTGTTTTCGGCCGGCACAACTCTGGATAGTCCCAGCGCAGTAGTTCGTTACGTTCTACTTCGTCGCGGAACGTGGCCAGGTGGGTTCGTGCTTGTTCTACCGCGTCGGAGTATGCGGCTATGAACGTGAAATATTCGTGCGCGGCTACCCACATGGGAAGAATGAGAAACAGCCATGTACTCTTGCCACATTCGCGCGGCGCAACGTAGCAGTCTCTATCCTCGCGTAGTCCACGTACGCCGTGTATCCATTGTTTCGCATGTTCCAACAACGCATAATGGAGATCGGCGAATGTGATGTTGTCTTGTCGGTCGCGTAGATGGTGCGGTAGGTAGATGAGCGCGAATGCGAGCGGATCGTTCTTGGTGAGTTCGATGCGTCCTTCGCGGGTTGCCAACGCGTCAGGATCGTAAGAAGCTAGGTGCGTGCCCTCAGGCGGTGGCGGTTCCATTTCCACCATTGCCGGGCTGGCTACTGTCCCCACGTTTACCGCTTCCGCCTGCGTCGGTTCATCTTGGACAATGTAAGCGCGAGCGCTGCTTGCCGTTTGGTACGCGTGCTGGCCTTACTGCCTTTACGTAGTACGTGTCGTGCGTATTGGTTGGTTCCCATACCAGCACGCTTTGCCTTGGCTTTGAACGCGCCCGGCCGTTTAATGGCGCCCTGTATCCATTTCCGGCTACTGCGTCTGCGTCGTGCCATCGTCTCGCCTCTTGTTTTGATAACCAGCCTGACCCGCTACAGGGTTCGGGCCAGGCTGGCCGCGCACCGGAGGTGACGCGTAGGAAGGTCCGGGCAGGTCCCGCCATGGGTCCAGTGTACCACCGACCGGCGGTGAGAGCGCTCTCACACCCAAGTTGATCTTTGTGCATGTCCCACAAGTGAGAGCGCTCTCATGCCCGATATGCCCGTTATTTCTTGTAAGAGTCGGCAACTGGTGAGAGCGCTCTCACAACGCGATCATGAGGTACGCTGGTCTCACCAAGCCCAGACAGGGCATGATCATCTACAGGGGAGGTCTCCCATGGCAAAAAACGATCTTGAAATTCCGGAGGCGGCTGGCGCGAGCATCGTCACCGCCGGCTCGCCGTCGTTCTCCGACGATCAACTCCGTGAGGTCGGCTCGTTCCAGGACGCCATCGATCTAGCGGCCGAACAGTATGGAGTGGTGCAGGACTTCGCCGAGGAGTACGGCACCGGCTTCGACCTGCTAGACGACAAGTCGCAATTGGTCGGCAAGGAACTGCTACTCATGCAGTGGCGGATCAACGATGGCGATTACGGTGGTTTTGCGTCCGTTGTCGGTGTCACGAAGGATGGGCTGAAGTTCATCATCAACGACGGCAGTACCGGCATCTTCAAGCAGTTGTACGAAATCAGCGCCACGTCCGACCGTAATGGTGGACTGCGTGTCCGTAAGGGCTTGCGCCGGTCAGAGTACCCAACGTGCGGTCAGTGCGACAAGCCACGTTCGGCAATGGAAGCTGAGTGCGAGTTCTGCGGCGATACGTCGGAGGCGCGGCATCGTGGTTCGACGTACTACCTGGATCAGTCGGGTAGCTGACATGTCGTATCAAAATGAGTTCGACAAGAAGGCGCGTGTTCACCGCCTGCACGACGAAGCGGAAGAGTTCGACCGTGAGTTCGCTAAGATGGGCCGGCGTATCCTTGCTTGGTGGATCATCGTCAGCGTTCTATCTGCCGCAGTTGTCGTGACATTGATTTGGGCCATCGTTCAAATCGTTCAATGGTTGGTCGCCTAGCAGCGTAGACCGGGCGCGGTTGCCCCCCAGCCGTTGCGCTAAATCCGGTAAGTGGCCTTCCGGGCCGCGCATTGATCCTCTCACCGTGACCGGGAGACACGGTGAGAGGATTTTTGTTTATCTCCTACACGACATTTAAATAGGAGACAACGATGAAAGTTGCGATTGGCGACCGACTTCGCATAACTGATCCACAGCTGGCGTTTGAGAATAAAACGTTGATAGGAACCGTGGAAGCTGTTGATAGCCAAAACGGATTCATACTAGTAGTTGACGATGGATTTCGTACTTACTTCAAAGCCGTACGCAAAGGAACAATCACTGTTGAACGGCTGAACAATGACTGACCCGTGGCATCCACACCCGAAAAAGTGGACCAAGAAACAAATCGCGCGCTGGAACGCCATCAATATGGCTGCTGCAGAAAAAGTGCCGCTGCTGAATGATCCTTGGATTGAGACGCTTTACGATCTGGCGTTCAACACACCTCGTGGTGAAATTTCCGGAGATTTGCGGGCTGCTACGATTGAGTATTTTGAAAAGTACATGATGGACACGTACGGCATCAAACTGCGTGATGTGTTCGACTGGAAAACATGGCGTGAAGAATACGCGGAAGGATAACTATGTGCGCTGTTGCCGTCATAGAACCACCACCGCCCGCATATCACAACGGCAGTACGAAGGACTCGCGTAATCGTAAGGACGGCCGGCGCAAAGCTATCCCAGTGATCGACAGGACGGTGATCGCCTGGGATATGGAGGGCATGTCCCTATCGGGTCAGCATAAGCCGCAGCACCCCGTGTTGTTCGGTTGCAGCGCCGAAGTCGATACGCCGTTGATCGGTAGAAAACTGTCCAC